TTTGGTGGATTGTGGGGATTTGCTAAAAAATATTGTAATTTAACAGAAACTGAATATGGTTATGATTATAGTGGTTCATCTAATTTAAAAGAACTCTATGACACATTAGGTACATTAGGATTTATTCGAAGATTAAAAACTGATGTATTAGATCAACTACCCCCAAAACAGCGAACATATATTCCTATCGAGATCACGAATGAATCTGAATATAAAAAGGCTAATACTAAATTTATGCAATGGATGCAGGATCAATATCTTGGAAAAGATAATGAAATATATAATGATGTTATGAATGATCCTAATATACCAGAATCGTCAAAAAAGATGGTTATATTTGCGAGAGTATATTCGAAGATGTCTGGTGTACAAAATGCACAAACTTTAGTAAAAATGGAAAAATTAAAGCAGATAGTAGCTAAAGGTAAATTAAAGAAAACATTTGAATTTGTTGATAATATTTTAGAAACTGGTGAGAAAGTAGTTTTATTTGCACATCATAAAGAAATATACAATAAGATAATAGACTATTATAAAGATACATGCGTATTCTTTATTAGTGGTATGACGAGTACGCAAAAGGATGATGCAGTAACGGCATTTCAAAACGATGTTACTAAGAAAGTATTTATAGGATCTATTGAATCGGCTAATGTAGGTATAACTTTGACTGCATCGAGTACAGTTGTATTTGTAGAATTTGCATATAATTTTGCTACGCATGAGCAAGCTGAAGATAGAGTGTATCGTATTGGTCAGACTAATTTTGTCAATTGTTATTATTTATATGCTGAAAATACAATAGATACAGAAATGATCGAGATGATTGAAAATAAAAAAGATATTATGAAGCAAGTTGTAGATGGTATAGAATTTGATCCAGACGTAACTAAAAGATTGTTGACTGCTATGTTTGAATAAATGTTAAAAAATGAAAAAAATATATATTTATAGTATATAATTATTTTTTTCATTTAATGAGACATTTATATGGCATACGATCCTACATATCAATATACTCCAATATTATGGGATGGAGTAACAACACCAATTTCCGAATATTCAGGTAGTGGTTATTTTAATAATGATCCAGATTTTCAGTTGCACGCACCACGATTTGCGACATGGGCTGGAAATATGTTGGGCTATCCAGTAATTGATGTAGAGTTAAATTCTACTTTATTATATACAGCATTTGATACTGCGATACAAGAATATTCAGCACAAGTGCAACAATTCACTATTCGTGAAAATATGTTTAATTTAATCGGAACTGATAACGATAAAACTTCAATCAACTATGTTGATTTTTCCTCACGACCAACTCCTGTTTCTATAGATAGAGCATTAAGAATTGCCGAAGAATATGGTCAAGAAGCTGGTGTTGGTGGTAACATTACGTGGAAGCAATTTTCCATCCCTATAACCCAATCCGTACAGAAATATAATTTAAATGAACTGATGAAAGAAGCATTAGCCACTGACAGAGCCATAGAGGTACGTAGGGTGCATCATTATCAGCCAGCCGTGTTCGGGTATGGTTTATCAGCTATGTCGCAGTACGGGCTTCCTAATAGCACTATGACGCTACTTGGTGAATTTGGTTGGGATTCTATGATATATGGTGGTGCAGCAACTGGATTGTCATATACATTAATGCCAATATACGAAGATTTATTAAGAATGCAAGCAGTGGAATTGAATATGCAAGTTAGACGAAGTGGATATGGATTTGAGTTGATAAATAATCAGCTAAAAATATTCCCAGTTCCGATGGCTAATTTTACTTTGTGGTTAGATTATATATTTACTGATGAAAGATTATCATCTGGAAATAATGCATATAGTGGATCGGTAACAACTAATCTTGGAGATGCACCATATAGCTTTATGCAATATAGTAAAATTAATGATCCTGGTAGAAGATGGATTTTTAAATATGGATTAGCAGTTGCAAAAGAAATGTTGGGTGGAATACGAGCAAAGTATGGTACTATTCCGACCCCAAATGGAGAGGTTACATTAGATGGGGATTCCTTAAAACAAGACGCTCAAACTGAAAAAGATACATTGGTAACTCAATTGAGAGAAGATTTGGAAAGAACATCTACACAAAATCAAATGATGATACAGTCTGAAATTGCAGATAATGTAAGTAAGCAATTAAGTAAAGTCCCTAGACCATTTTTTATATTTTAATAGGAATGTTTAATGCCTAGATTTATTACAAGTAGAGATGTTGGAATGTTTAATGGTATAAACCATGAGTTAATTGATAAAGTAATAGAAACTAAGATTGTTTTCTATGCTTTATATAATGATGAACAAGATACTAATTTATACAACGAATCGACTGATAAGATGTATGAGCCTGGTATAATTTGTAATGCATTGATAGATAATCAACCTCCGACAATAGAAGATACTGAAATTGGACCTAACGTATATCAAGTAATAACCTGTGCTATATTGAGAAAAACATTGAAAGAGTTGGATTTTTATCCTGAAATAGGTGATATTGTTCAGTGGAATGGTGCTTATTATGAAATAAGTGGCGCAGTGATAGATAATCAGTTATTGGGTGGAAGAGTTCAAATACCATATTCAGTAGTTTTTTCAGCAGCAATGATTAATAAATCAATGATTAATACAAGACACGAGATGTAATATGGCAAGAGGATTTAAAGAAAAGCCAACAGTAACTCAAAATACTGTACTAAAAAATAACTTAGAACAACGTATTAAACAAATTAGGAATGATGCTCAACAATTAACTCCTACCGAAAAAAATATTTCAATTTCATTATATGATATTGATCATTCATTGGGATATTATTTTGAAAATGTAATAATACCAACTGTTATAGAAAATGGAGAAAAGATTCCAGTACCTGTAGTGTATGGTACTCCTGAACGATGGGCTTCGATGGCAACGCAAGGATATTATAGAGACGGAAAATCTAAATTAGTATATCCTTTAATTATGTATCGAAGAAATTCCATAGCAAAAAATGAGCAAGTAGTTTTCCCAAGAATAGATCAGTTATATTTTATGTCTAAAATGAAATATAATAAGAATAATAGATATGATAATTTTAGTTTATTAAATCCAGATATTAAAGATTTAAAAAAAGAAGATACGTATTATTATACATATATGCCTAATTATGTTATTATAACATATGATTGTATTGTATGGACTTCATTTGTAGAACAATTGAATAATATTGTCGAACAAATAATATTCCATTCATATACATATTGGGGAGATGCAACGAAGTTTAAATTTAAAACTGACATCGATTCTGTTGAAACTGCGGTAGAAATGACTGCTGAACAAGAGCGAATTGTTAAGGCAAATTTTACTATTTCTTTGTATGGATATCTATTACCAGAGAATCTTGCGACTACACCGACTACTAAAGTAGGGTTATCACCTAATAAAATTAAATTAAGTGAAAAAATACTTTAAATAATTATAAAAAAAAGTAAAAAATGTCAAAATTTTTTGATGTTTGGGATTTTATTTTTATATTTATATATGATAATAATAATGATAATTTTTTTAATAAAAAAATGGAGTTTATATGGCAGACGCAAAAATAAAATTGCAAAAAGAAGAAGTTGAACAAATTAAAGTAATTCAGCAAAATTATAATGAATTGTTATTAAAATTTGGGCAACTTGGTTTTGATAAAATACGATTAAAAGAATTTGAAGAATCATTGGAATCAGAATATAAAAAGCATATGGTTAAAGAAAATGAATATATGCAAGAATTAAATAAAAAATATGGTGATGGATTTCTTGATACTAATACAATGGAATTCACTCCTAAAGAAAAATAATATGTATAATAATACATTTAATGGAGAAATAATATGGCCGAAAGACTAATATCACCTGGTGTCTTCACTAGGGAAAATGATCAATCGTTTCTACAACAAGGGGTATCAGCGATTGGTGCGGTTGTAATTGGACCAACACCTAAAGGTCCTGCTTTTATACCTACGACAGTTAATAGCTACGATGATTTTATAAAAATGTATGGAGATGCTGATGGGAAAAGCTATGTTCCTTACACAGTAAAAAACTATTTGAAAAATGCTGGAACTGTAACTGTTGTAAGAACATGCGGAATGAGTGGATATGATAGTAATGTATTAACATTAGGATATACTGCAAATAGTTCATCAGTTACTCAATCACAATCACCATTTGCAGTACTAGCACCTGTAAATAGCGCAGATCCAGGAACATCTTGGTCAGTGACTGCATCAGTATCCAGTAAAAAAGATTTTGTTGTAAAATCAGGGTCAGTCGGATATTCAGCATCGTTGAATCCATCTAGCCAATATTATATTGCAAATGTATTTTCGAAGAATCCAGCTACTACTACGCTTCCTTTTTATTTGTATATGAATTATTCAGATTCAGAAATTGCGCTGAATGCATTAACTGAAACAACTAGTAGTATGTTATTTTCTGATAAAACTGGAAAAATTCAGACAAGTGCATCGCAATATGCATATTCATCACCTACTAGTCCATATGTAGTTAATGCTACGAATAAAAATCTGTTTAGATTTACATCATTCAATGCTGGTGCGACTGATATCTTTACCGTAATTTCTAATATTAGATTTCCAGGTGAAGTTGCAGGAACTGATTGGGGAGATTTTGATGTTGAAGTGCATTCATTATTAAATAATGAATCATTGAGTCCAACTCCTTTGGAAGTATTTACTAAGGTAAATTTAGATCCAACTTCTCCAAATTATATTGCTAGAAAAATTGGTGATCAATATTTATCATTTGCTCTTGTAGATGGTGAAGTTGCAGTCGATACATTAGGTGATTATACTAATAAGAGCAAATACATCAGAGTTGAAATAAATGAAGATGATGAATTTATCTATACTGATATACCTTATGGACATGCATCGTATGTTGCACCATTAGGTGTTATATCAGCTAGTAGTGCATTCCCAACTGCTTCGATGGTTTTATCACAAAAAGTTAGTGGAAATGTAAATTATAAATACACATTTGGATTGAATCTTGCTAATAATAATAACTTAGAATGGTTAACAAAACCATTTTTAAGCACAGCTACTGAATTAATACCTAACTCGTCATTTTTATTGACAGGTACTACTACTAAAATGATAAATTCTAGTGATGCTGAAGTGCAATGGGCAACTACTGCACCATCTAAGAGTAGAAAATTTACATTAGCATTGCAAGGTGGATTTGATGGATTAAATCCAACAGTTGCTAAAAACATGGGAACAAACATTACCGCTACTAATGTAATGGGATTTGATTGTTCGAGTGCAACGGCTACTGGAACTAAAGCATTTAGATATGCAATAGATTTAGTTTCTAATCCATTAGTATATGATCTAAATATGTTAATAGTCCCTGGTTTATTGAATGAGATTCATGGATCGGTAACTACATATGCATTGTCAATGTGTGAGGAAAGAGCAGATGTATTTTATTTGATGGATAATGAGCAGTTAACTTCATCTATAGGCGATGCTATATCAGCTATCGACGGAATAGATAGTAGTTATGCTACTACATATTCTCCGTGGATAAAAATATATGATGCTACCAATTCTAAATATCTATGGGCACCTCCATCAGTTGTAATGGCTGGCGTTATATCATTCAGTGACAGATATGCTGCCGAATGGTGGGCACCTGCTGGGTTAAATAGAGGTGGAATTACTGATGGTGTTAAAGCATATAGAGCATTAACTAAAGGACAATTAGATCAATTATATGAAAATAGAATTAATCCTATTATAACAATATCTGGCACTGGATTAGCAGCATGGGGTCAAAAAACTCTACAAGTTAAATCTTCTGCATTGGATAGAATAAATGTAAGACGATTATTAATTGCAATGAAAAAGTATATTGCATCAACTACTAGATATTTAGTATTTGAGCAAAATACAGTTCAGACAAGAACAAGATTCTTAAATATGGTTAATCCATATATGGAATCTATTCAGCAAAGACAAGGATTGTATGCATTTAAAGTAATTATGGATGAAACTAATAACACCGCCGATACTATAGATAGATTAGAATTACGCGGAGCGGTATACATTCAGCCATCAAAATCGGCTGAGTATGTAATAATTGATTTCAATATATTACCTACTGGTGCATCATTCAGTCAATAATGTTCAGATAATTTAATCATAATTTAATCGCATAAAGTCCCAAAGAAATTTGGGACTTTTTTTATTGTATTATGTGTTAAAAATTAAAGAATTCTATATTTATATGTATATTTTGTAATTTAGTGGAGAATTATTGTAATGAGTAGTAAGAAATTATTAGTTGAGATAAAAAATAGATATGTAAATGAGCCTGATATTTTAGAAGAGATGTGTTTAGCTAAAAAGATAACACTATCAGAAGCTAATAAAATAAATCCTACATTTATATTAGAAGAGTTAGTAAAAAGTGAATATGGATTTAGTAACATATTTAGTCGTGGTATAGGTGGTTTAGTTGAAGATATATTAGAAGTTACGGCAGAAGATGCAGAAAAAGAATTTGATTTGGATACTATTAATAATAACAAGCATATTCCATTAAAGCACAAATATACTGATGAAAATGGAAAATTTGATTTTAATAAAGCTATCAAATATATTGATGATATTAATGCCGTTAAAGATAAATATAATGAATTATCACAAGAGTCTTCAATTACTAATGAAAAAACATTTGGTGTATATCATAAAAAATATATGTGGTTAAAAAATGAGATGAGAGCGGTAATAGATAGTTTTTATAAAGATGTTGTAATGAAAGAATTGAGAAATAAAGTTAAATTATTGTCAATAGAACCGAATGCTAAATTGTCTAAAAGTTTTGGATCCAAGAAAAAACATTTAGGGGAGAAAAAATATAACGGTATATTAACGGTGGCATTGTATTTATATCCAGCTACTAATTTTCATAAGTCATGGACTAAAGCGTTTCAACAAATTGATATGTGTCGTGGCATGTCTAAAGAATGTATTGCTTCGTGTTTAATGTATGCTGGTAATGTTGCTGCGTTATCTATGAAAAAAGATTCTAGATTGTCTCGTACTATGTGGTATTTGGTTAATAATCCAGAAGCATTTAATTTTAAAAAGCTCGGTAAAACTACTTGGCAATTATTTCCTAAACCAGAATATATAAATAAAGATGCGAGTGGTAATGATATTGATTATAATTCTGATGAGTATAAGATAATAATACAATCATTTGATCCAGAAACTAAACCTACAAAAGAAAATTGGTTTAAGACAATAGAACGAGATTTAATGTATTTAAAAGAGTTTGCTAATAAATATAATTTAGCATTAGAAATTAGAATGAATGGGACTAGTGATATATCATTTCATGCAGAATTAAAACAATATGTTAATTATAATGTTTTAAAAGGTTTGAAATTTTATGATTATACTAAAATAAAAGATTATATAGATGATTGGAAAGCAGGTAAATTAAATTCGGATATATATGATACTAATTATTCTTTATCATTTTCTGGAAATAATATGAAAGCGGTAAAAGAGCATTTAGATTCAGGTGGTAATGTTGCGATGGTATTTGAAAGTTTAACATTAGATATAATGAAAGAATTGGCGAGACCAGTAAAAGATTCGGTGTCAGAAAAGACATTTACTTCAATGTCTCTTACTGGAATGGATATTGATTTGTTAAATACAGCAAAGAAAATTATTATAGATAATAATTTAAAATTAAATGATTATTTTAGATTTCATTCTAAAGGATTGCCTTTTTATTTTTTTGGATATACTGTAATTGATGGTGATAGTGACGATTCTCGTTCAAATGATGACGATGGTGTAATAGTTGGATTATCATCTAAAGGATTTTTAGGAAATAGATTGATAAAAGCAAAAAGAATGGCGGATGCAGCTAATAATGTATCAATTCCAGTCAGAAATTTTATATTAAGACAATTAGAATTTTTTGTGCACGATTATACTATTTTCGAAAAAAATTATTCTGGACCTGACATATTAACAGTATTTAAGGATGTAATATTATCAAAAGGAATTAATAAAGTGAAACCTGATTTTGGTGATGATAGGACTAAAGATCCTACATATATGAGAAGAGTTGGAAATGCAAAAATTTCAGTAGTCGATGATAAAGACGCAGATGATATGACAGAAGAGGATATAAAAAAATTAATATATGATATTTTAAATGAGTATAAGTTAGTATGATAAAAATGCAATCATTGATGCCAACTCCGAAAGAATTAGCAAAATCGGCTATACGTGATATATTTATACAGATGCCAACTCGTACTGTTCAGTTAGCTACATGGTATGGATTTAAAAATTTTATATCAGAGACATATGGTACTGATTCGTATGATGAGGCTATGAATGAATTATTTTCTGATGGGTGGATAACTAAAGAATCTGATGTTTATAGATGGAAAAGTTATTTAGATGTCGATTATTTCAAAAAAATTTGAAATATTTTATAAAAAAATTATATTTATATATAAATAAATAAACAATTATTTTGATATGCTTTAATAAAAAAATTAAAGTAACAGGAGAAAGAAAATGGCAAAAATTCTAGATAGTAATACAATGTTCTTTACACCAGCAGAACCTAAAATGAAACATCGGTTCGTGATGTATATTGAAAACATACCAGTATTTATGATTAAAGCTGCAAATAGACCTTCAATACAATTTGAACCAGTTGTAATGGATCATATTAACATAAAGAGAAAATTGCAAGGTAAGGGTGATTGGCAGGAATTAACTATCGGGTTGTATGATTTTGTTGTACCATCTGCTGCACAAGCAGCAATGGAATGGGTTAGATTATCCCACGAATCAATGACAGGAAGAAGAGGATATGCAGAATGGTATAAAAAAGATGTAACATTGGCATTACTCGATCCCCCAGGAGGTGTGTGTGAGGAATGGGTACTTAAAGGCGCATTCATTACGACAGCAAATTTCCAGGATTTGGATTGGAGTACGAGTGATGTGGTAATGGTAGAGTTAACATTAGCTTATGATTACGCACAACTTCTATACTAAAAAATGATAAAATTAAAAAAATTGTTATTGGAAGATGAAAGCGGACTAGGCTCACGCGTCTCGTCCGCAGCATCCAGAGCTAATGCAAGTATGCAAGGTTTGGCACAAAGTATTAAGAATTATAAACCTCGGCGGGGGTTTTTTAATTCTTTGAAACAACTGAAGTCCCAAAAGGATGCATTAGGTGTTATGTTCATGTATTGGTTTGTAGAGGCACTAAATTCTACGTTTACTACTAAATTACGTAATAAAGTGAACATTACAGAACCAGACGGCACATCTAATGAAGAACAATTAAAACCGATTTTTGCTAATGCAGTTAAAGAAATTAGGAATATAGTCGTAAATTTAATTGATAAAGATGTTATAGAAAAGATGGAACGAGAGGGAGATTCCTTTTTTAAAGGTTCTAAACAAAAATCTGCTGATATTACTGTTAGAAGTAATAGAGGAAACGAATTATATCTGAAAGTTAAAAAAGTCGATTATAAGCCACATTTAGATGGTTTGTTAAAAAGCTTAATATATGATGGAAATGAATCAGTTTTTAAAGCTATTGTTCAAGATAAAAATGTTAAAGATTATCCAATAACTGATAAAAATATATATAATGTTATATATACTATGCTGAAGCAACATATCGAAGATGCTATACAAAAATTAAAAGATACACCTGAGTGGAAAAATTTTAATAATGGTATTTATGACGATGGTGAATCTAGCAAGAGTGGAAATCTTGCATCTAAAACAACATTTACTATTGAAAATTATAGTATTGATGAATCTATTAAGAATATGCAATCTGACTTACATTCTTCGTATGGAAATAATGGTTATGTGATTTTATATTTAATGTTAATTTCAATGCGAAATGTAGTTGATAGATATAAAGCTAGAAGTGGAACTGAAGTATCTCAAAATCAATCTATGTCGTTTACTAGCGATAACTATAGTAAGCACTTTAAAGATTATTCGAAGAATTTAATGGTGGATTCGGCAGTAATATTTAAAGAGAAATTAAAAATAGTGACGGCTAATGATAATAGTTTTAGAAATGTAAGAATTAATATCACTGACGAATTTTCTAAAATTGAGAATCGTATTTTATTTAATTCTGATACTTCATTATATGCAGCGTCGTTAAAACATTTTAGTGATGCTGATGGTAATATTAATATACCTACTGATAAAGATGGTATATCTACTGTTATATATAATAATTTATATCCAGAATTAACTAATACAATTTCAAACTATCGTAAATCAGACGCATATAAACAGTCTACGATTAAAAATTTACAATTATAAAAGTTTATAACCACAGGTTATAATAAATGATTACAAAAACAGAAGGAGTTGAGCAATGAGTTCACAACAAAATATTCCAGAAGAATTCAAAAAACAAATACATACTAATGATTATGAAACTGAAATAATTACATTGCCTAGTGGTGGTGGTGATTATTATTCTATTGACAATCCATTGCGTGATGGAACCCTAGAATTGAGATTGCCGACTGCAAGAGATGAAGATATATTAGCATCGAAAAGTTTGATTCAGAAAGGCGTTGTAATAGATGTATTTTTGAAAAGTTTAGTTGTAGATAAAAATATTGATTTAGATAGAATGTTAATAGGTGATAAAAATGCTGTATTATTTGCAGCTAGAATGTTATTATATGGAAATGAATATCCAGTTGAAATGCAATGTCCTAGATGTTCGCATAATAACAATATTGTAGTAGACATATCAGATTTTGAAACTAAAGAATTAATTGAAACACCAAATAGTGACGGATTGTTTACATTTGAATTACCTAGATCTAAAAAGAAAATAATGTTTAAATTATTTACGTATAAAGATGAACTTGAGTTGACAGCCTCTAAAAAGAAAATGAAAAAATACCAAAAAAATTATTCAGATTCTAATTTAACATCGATATATAAAAAAATGATAGTATCTGTTGACGGAAATACTAATGCTTTAGAAATTGGTAATTTTATTGATAATATGAGCACAATTGATTCGAAAGCATTTAGAGATTATTGGAGTAAAGTAACTCCAGATATTGATACCAGTTTTGAATTTGAATGTGAAGAGTGTCAATATACTGAAAGGACTGGATTGCCGATTACGGCACAATTTTTTTGGCCTACTGCCGATTAATATTGAAAGTTATGATGAATATGAAGAACCTGTATATGATTTTTCAGCATTAAACGAATATAAATACTTACTTCATAAGCAAATATTTATGTTAGTATATAAGGGTGGATCATTTACTCACACTGATGTATATAATATGCCAACGTATTTACGCAAGGCATATTTACAGATGTTGCAAGAAACATTGGAGGCAGAATCTAAGTCTGCTGAAGATGCGACTAAAAATGCCTCTCGTTCAAAGTAAATATTGAATTAGTGCCTCATTTTTTTGATAAATTTTATATTTATATATATAATTTTATTATTAAAATGAGGTACGATTCTGACTCCGCAAACTGAACAAAAATTAGTAACCACGCTAAATGACATATCAAAGCATTTAGCGAACCTAGCAAGTGGTAAAACTACGACTGGTGCAAAAAATACACCAGCATCTAAACCTGCAAAAACTCCTGGTACTACACAAAATACTACGGCAGCAGTCAATAAAATCGCTCAACAAAATAGTACTGCCGTTGGTGGTACATATGGCAAAAATTTTGCTAATGCATTCCAGGCTAAAATTAAAGCAGCGAATGTAAGCATTAATTTTGGTAAATATTTAATGAGTGGTATTAAACGAGTAGTATCTTTTGCGGTATCAATATTTGGAATTGTAATTGGATTGATTGGTTCTTTGTGGCAAAAATTAGTAGATATGTGGGAGTGGTATGAATCAGTTCTTCGAAAGGTTTATGATACTACTGGATTGGTGGGAAATGAAGCCCAACGTGTTAGAAATATGGTTGTTGGTATTACAAATCAATATGTTGGTCTTGGTGTTACAATGGAATCTGCAGCAGAAGCAGCAGGTGCGATTTCAGAAGAATTTCATAATATAGGTGTAATGTCCGCGAGTACCGTTGGAACTGTTGCATTATTGAAAACTACAATTGGATTAGCCGAATCTGAAGGTGCTAAACTTACTAAAATATTTATGACGATGACTGGGTATTCTGAAAAGTTAACTAAATCGTCTATAGCATCAGTTAAACAAATGGCTATTATGGCTAAAGTTGCTCCTCGTAAAGTAATGGGAGATATTGCTAAAAACTCTGAAATGGTGTATAAATATTTTAGAGGAAGTCGTGAAAATGCTATGAAATTTGCTGTGATAATTAATAGTATCGGTAAATCGATGGATGTAATGAAAAGTGCAGCAGATGCATTAATGGATTGGGATTCTTCGATAGAAAAAGAAATGAATGCTAGTGTTTTATTAGGTAGAACTGTAGATTTTTCAGCAGCACGTATGAAAGTTTTTAAAGGTGATATGAGTGGTGCATTAGATGATATTATAAAACAAGTTGGCAGTGCTGATAAATTAGCAAAAATGTCAATATATCAGCATCAAGCAATATCAGATGCAACTGGAATTTCGACTGAAAATTTAATGGAAATGATTACACAAACTGAAAAATTGAGTAAGTTCGAAGCTAAGTATGGATCATTATCTGGTAAAACATTAAAAGAACAACAAGCAATACTACAGATAGCTAAACGACGAGGTGATGCAAATGCAGAAGCTGTATTAACTCAAAATATTCAGCAGACACAAGTTGAAAAATTTAAAGCTATGCAAGAACAATTAAAAATGAAGTTTTTGGAATTGGCACAAAAATTCTTTCCTATTATATTGAGAGTTATTGATGCGCTAGGTGTAGTATTTAATTATGTCGGAGATAAAATACAGGTTGTTATTGCAGCATTGGGCGGAAATGGCGGTATTGCAAGTATAAGTAATGATATAGGCAAGATTATTGCAGATGTTGGTAAGAAATTTGTCGATATTGCAGCAGATATCGTATTGTGGATTGTTAGTCATAAAGATGATTTTGTGAAATTTTTTAGAAATGCACGTATTTTTATTGTAGAACAATTAGTTCCAGCTATAACTACTATTTGGGAAAAACTAAAAGGAGTTGGAGCAGCAATCGAAGATTTTTTTGGAATGTTTATATCTGGTGATGCTACTACGAATTTAGAATATTGGAAAAAATTAGGTTATTTAATAGGAGCTGTTTATATTACTTTGAAATTAATTCCATTGATAAATGTATTCTTCTCTCTTATTAAAGGAGCATGGGCAGCTACTACCGCGTTAACTGCAACTAATGCAGCAGCAGCAGCTACTGGTACAACAGCAACAACTGTTGGCCTAAAAATATCAACATTTTTAACAAACTTGGGTGTTGGTATGTGGCAATTTATGGAAGGATTGGCTCAGGGATTTGCAGCATTTGGTAATCCAGCAACTATAAAAGGATT